TTATTTTAAAGGGTTTTTAATTTGTTAAACATATTCCCAATGATAACCACCACAAGTTTTTTTATTCTTGCAAGCATGAATTATTCCAGTTTTACCACACCATTTTTTTGCTTGTTCTATTGAATTAAAAATTTTATTTTCTTCTATACATTTGACTTTTCTAATTTTAGGATTATTGTATTTAAAATAAGAAATTTTATTTAATTTTTCGTAACTATGTTTTTGATTTTCACCATTTGTACACCACTCTAAGTTGTTTACATAATTGTTTTGTTTATTTCCGTCTATATGATTTATTTGTGGTTTATTATTAATATTAGGAATAAAAGTTTCTGCTACCAATCTATGTGCTCTTTTTTCTGTAATTTTTTTGTTCTTAAATAAAGCATAATGAATATATCCTTTTTTATCAACACGTTTTTTTAACGTTTTTTCTTTTTTGGTATTAGCGTAATTTAAACTTTTAACATTTCCATAGTTACTTATTTGATATAACCCTTCATAATCTTTTATATCTTTCCAAATTTCCTTATCCATTTTATCATCTCCCTTATAAATGATCGAGGAGTAGATAAGGGCTACTCCTCTATAAATATTATACCACAAATTAATACATTTGTATTCTATCTATTGGCTTACCATAAATACCCGCGTATGAGTTAGCAGTTCCATTGTTTCTATTTCTGCTATCTACCCACGCATAGTAATTACCATTTACTGGACTAACTCTGTATGTAACATGTCCATAGTCACTCCAAATTTTAACACAGTCAATATTTTTTCCTAAGATACCACTATAAGCATTTGGTGATGATGAATCATAGTTACCAGCATTTAAAGTAACAGTTTCTTCCCATTGATTTTTAGATTTGCCTATAATATGTGATTGAATATAGATATTTCCATTTTTGCATTTCGCTTTTATTCCACCAATAGTGTTGCCTTGATTACCTGCATAGCCATTATCGTTTATAACCGATGGTAAGTAGTAACCTTTAGCGTTATCATATACTTTATATGTAATATCTCCTGTTATTCCACTTGGCTGGGGTTTTGGACTTGGTTGTGGTGTAAGATTTCCATTTATAATATCTTGCACCATTACATCCATGTCAACATTACCTTTTATACCAGCAACACGTCCAGAACTGCTGTTTTGCCATATTGCATAAGGTCCAGTATAAGTGCAAACATTATTATATTGAGCCACCCAATAAGTATATCTTCTTCCTAGTTCTGCACCACTTATTATGCTTGTGCTCCAATATTTACTAGCATAAATACCAGCACTATAACCAGCTTTTTCTATCTTATTACAGAATGCTTTACACATAGCGTCTAGTGTTTCACGTCCTAATTTTTGCTGGCTAGGATCTTCTATATCAAAGTAAACTGGTAGATTTAACTTCCTACCACCTAGCCATTTAATAGCACAGTCAGCTTCTCTTTCAGCTTCTGACACGCTTTTAGCATAGCTATAAAGATAAACCCCCACAGGTATTCCGACAGATGTAGCACCAGCGTAGTAATTCTCAAATTGTTTATCTTTTTGGTAGTCATACATACCATAACCCACACGAAGTATAGCAAATTCTATACCATCACTTTTAACAGCTCCCCAGTTTATAGTTCCATTGTGTGAACTAACATCAATTCCTTTTTTACTCATATTATTCCTCCTCATCAATTAAAGGCATTACAGCACTTAAACCAGTTGCTATTGCTGTAATTAATAAGCTTATTATTGCCTTGCTATCTATTTCAAAAATATTAGTAGCCATGAAGTAAGTCGCAATAGTTGAAATTAAAGTTTGCAAGAAAGTTCTAAACTTTCTATTGTTCCATATTTTTTTAAATCTCATTTTTATTTCCTTTCTAAAAAATTCCATATATTTCTGTAATTGTTTGTCTGGTCGTTCCATCTGTTGCACCAGTATTATTTGTATCAACCGTTAAGGTTTCATTCGTAGAATTATAAGTGTATCTATAACCATATGAAGTAGTTTCTAGTGCGTGATATTTGGTAAATACACAACCTCCATATCTTTGATTTCCTAGGCATAATACACCAGCAACATTTATAGCTATTAATGTATATTTTGATATATCAGGAACTATAATACTACCCGTAGAAAAAGCACCTGTCCATAGTTGTTTTCCTATTTTTAATGTTTTATTTTCGACTTCTTCAATTGAGCTTAAAACATTATCATTTATATCATCAATATATTCTTTTACAACTTTATTTTGAACTGAATTGGTGGAAGTATCACTCATTTCTAAATCGGGCGTACCGCCAATTCCTTTTCGTTCGTTGCCATAATCAATATAAGTTTTGCCATCTCCTGTAACAATAAAATTACCGTCAGTAATATCTAAATTACTTAAATCATCAACGCTTTGAACTCGTTTAAAATTTACTTTAGCCATTAAAATTCCTCCCATTCATAATTGCTATTTTCATTCCAATTTATAAAACTTTGTCCGTTCCATATGTTGAAATTATTTTCTTTATTTTTATCAATTAAATTTAGATTATTAATCCATCTATTTATATCTTTATAATCAAATGACTGTTTACTATTTGATACGTTTATAATCCATTTTCGTGTGGTTATCCATTCTGATGTTTTAAATAGTCCTAAACCTAAATTATCAATGCCTTTTTCAATTCTATCAATTTCTTGAACATATGGAAATTCATTAACAATCCATTGCTTTTTCATAAAAGTTGGTATAGTTGCTCTTTGATTATTATTAAGATAATTAGTAAGTTCTTCTATTTTATTTTCGATAGCGTTTAAATCATTATAATTCAAATAATCTTCACTATTATACATTAATCTCCAACCCCCTCAATTGTTCCACTTAAAGCTCCGTTAAATGTCAAACTATGTTTTAAAATTCTCATTGTTTTATAACCGTATGGTGTTTCAATTTTTAAAACATCATTTGTTTCATAAGCTGGATTCCCAAAATAATCAATTTTAATATCATATTTTTTATAATTATTTTCTATAAAATCAGCTGTATTTTTTATTGCTGTTTGTGGCGTAAGCCCAGCATATTGTGTCAAATAATTATAAAAAACACTATCTATTTCAATTTCTGTTCCATCATTATTATAGTTAAAAGTATAAGGTACAGTTGAACGTGTCAATTCTGATGATACAGATATGTTTAAATTAAATTGCCCTTCTAATTTATTTGTGTTAAAAAAATAAAATGGTTCTATTATTTCTGCTTCATCAAATTGTTCTTCTGTTAGTTCTGGTGTAAATTCTCTTGTTATTAATAAAGGTGTATTAAATTTTAGAATAAAAGGATTTTCTTTACTTACATTTATTGTTCCATTAAAAAGCATTGCTCCACCAACATCTTTTCTATTAAAATCAGTTATATTCATAGTAATTGATTTTAAAACATTTTTTACATTATATTCTGGTATTGTTTTCATTTCACTTAACAATAATGTGTCTTTTAAATCATTATTTATATTTTCAATAATAACATCATTATTTCTTCCATTTCTTATAACAGAATTAGTAAAAATTGCAAAGTTATTTAATTGTTCTAATTTACTTGATAAAGGAAAATACATATCATTAATTATATTATTCGTTGTAACAACATCAAAAGTATAATTTTCTATACCATAATTATCACATAATGTTTCAAAATATTTTCTAGGGTTAGTATTATAATATTCACTAACATAAGTTCTAAATATTCCAGAAGAAGTTGATAATTTTTTAAAGTTTTTTTCACAGTGAAAAGTTGTTGTCTTATCACTATTATTTGTATAATTTTGTAAATAATAAATTCCCATTGGTACATATTCGACGCCATTACTTTCGGTTACAATTCCAATAAATGGTTTAATCTGCACTTCGTTATTTAAGTATTTTATTAATCCTTTTGAATTCATAATATCAAATTTATTATCATAATTATCAATAATTAAATCACATTCATCAATAGGGGTTTCCACATTAAACTCACTTATTTGCTCTGTTGTAGTAAAACTTATTAAATCTTTATCTTTATAGACGTTTGTTAAACCTGCCTCAATCTTAGGTATTCTAATTCTTCTATTATTATACATAAAACCATCTAATGTAATTTCAATGGACGTAATATATGATATTTCGTCAAATTCAAAATACACCACATCATCAATATTATTATTTATAGTTCTAGTTATAGGATTATGATTAATGTAATAAATTTTGAGATTAATAGTCGATGGTATATTATCTTTAAAATACACAGTTAAAACTGATAAATTATCATATATAATAACATCAGATGTACTACCGCTAATTTTTATTTTTTTATTTAAATATTGGCTTTCGATATCATCGCTAATATATCCGGTATCTTGATTTTCAAAACCAGCCGGATCATTCGGTAGTATAAAACTGCCATCTAATTTAAAATAATTTTGTTCTAAACTAGCGTAATTTGTAACAATTCTATTGCCAGTTAAAATCTGATTACTATCTTCACATATTATAGCTCTATCTGTTCCAATACCATCAGAACTAACTTCACCGTCTATGTTGCCTTGTAAATAAATAACCTCAACATATCCTTTTATTTCTCTATTTTTTTCTTTTATTGCCTCTTTAAAATCATCACTTATTGCTATCATATTACACCTCTATAAAATTCATTGTTACATCAGACCTTTTAACTAATAAATAAGTTCTTTTGTCTGCGTATTTCGTCTTACCGTCAAGAGGCCCAGCGTATACTGTTTTTTCAACACGATTTCCTTTGTTATCAGTACATCTTAATTGAAATTGTTTATAGTCATATAGCCTTTGCAATAAAGCCATTTTTTCAGCGTCTAGTCTACTCCAACCACATGTTGCTTTAAACAAATTATATCTTTTAATATCTCTGTGTAAACCACCGTTTGCGTCCCTATAACTATCTTCTAAGTGTGTATAAGTTGGCTGGTAGTCAGTAGGAGTTGGCAAGTCAAACCAACCACTACCTGTATTTGCTTGTAAAAAACTACTATACATTTTTATAACCTCCTTATTTAATTGAAATAGCATTAGATGTATTTACTCTATTATCTTCGTTTTTTAAATCAGTATGAATAGCTTGAGCAACTTCTTTACCGTTTATATTTAAAATTGTAGGTTTATTTGCCATTTCTAGTACGTTTCTGTTTAATTCGATAAGTAAATCGGTGCTATCGTTTTGCATATTATCAGCCACCATTTTAGCAAAATTTCTTATAAAACTGCTATTTTCAATTGGCAAGACTGCTTCTGCTCCACGTTCTCCAGCAATATAATTACCCATCATAACACCTGGACCTGGGTTATTAACAATACCACCACGTGCAAGTCTTGGAAGTCTAAAAGTAGGTAATTTATCTATTCTTACGCCAGGCAGTGAATTAATAACACCTATTAAAGTATTAATTGTATTTATCGGTTTATTTAAAATATTTTCAATAGCAGATAATACTACGTTGACAACTCCTTTTAAAGCCCCAACAATTAAACCACCGACGCCTTTACCAACTGCAACAGCCATATTTGTAATTATAGTTAAGAAAGATATAAATGTTTGTTTCATTCCGTTTAATAAACTTGTGAAAATTTTTTTTACGCCTTCCCATGCTTGTTGCCAATTTCCTGTAAACACGCCTTTTACAAATTGGATTATTCCGTCAAGTATTCCTTTCATCGCTGTAAAAACGCCATCAAAATAATTTAAAATTGCTTGTAAATTGTCAACAAATACGTCATAAATATCGCCTATTGTATTGCCAAACATTTTACGCACCCAATCGCTTTTACCAGTAAGCCAATCAATACCGTCTTGTAAGAACGCTTTTATTTGTTCCCAATATCTTATTATTGTACCAACTACTAATATAATAGCACCAGCGATAACTCCAGGCAAGCCAAAGAACGCTATACCTAAACCAATAACAGCGACACCTATACCTTGTATTATTTGTCCAAAATTTTCCCATGATGGGTCTTTAAGATATTTTAATAATCCTTGAATGGCATAAATAATACCAGCAATAGCAATTCCAATACCTAAAGACTGTAAAGGACTAAAGCCTAGCTTTAAAGCTGTTAAACCTGCAGCTATTCCTAACAATCCAGCAATAACTTCATCTTTATGGTCAACAATCCATTGTAACCAACCTGGTACATCGCCTTGTATTTGTGATAAATCAAAACTAGGCATAGCACCTCCACCACCAGTATCAGCTCCACCACCACCACCAGTAGACGTATCTAAATTTGTAATTTCATCAATACCACTAGCAAGGGTTTTACTAATTTCTTTATTTAAAGCCTTAGCGTTTTTAGTTGCTCCACCTAAGCTTTTATTTGCATTTTCAAAAATATTTTTGCCAGTCCATGCTTTGACAATATAGCCAACATAAAACATCAATTGTTTAGCTAAATTTACAATTGCTCGTACAATTGGCTCTAATGTATAAGCAAGTGCATTTTTCATGTATTCAATATCAGCTGCCAATTGGTCGTCTTGTGCCGATATTACATTAATAGCATTTCTTATTGCGTTGTAAGCTGTTCTAATTCCAAATACAGCCAAAGCCCATCTGGTCATTTTACCAATAGTTTTTGTGACTGATTTACCTACATTTTCAACAGATTGCTGTACTCCTTGGAAACCTGTTTGATTTATTTTATTTTTCTCATTATTTAATTGTTGTATTTTCTTTTTAGTGGCAACAATTTCACTTGATAATTTTCTTAATTCTTCTTCTTGCCCGTCAAAAGGTTTTTCACGTTCAAGTATTTTATAATCTTCTTCTAAATCATTTAATTTTGTTTCTAAATGTGATATTTCTCTGTCAAAGTCTTTTGCATTTAATGAAACACCAATTACAACTTTTCCATCTTCCATAAAATCACTCCTTTCTATAATCCGAGCATTTTATTTAATTTATCTGCACTTTCTTTTTGCTTTTCTGTCATTTCTTTTTTCTTTTGTGTTTTTTTCAAAGCAACCATTTTTTTTGCCTTTGCTAATTGTTCACGTTGCTTGCTATCTTTAATATCATTCAAGTTAAGATTTCTTAAATTCCTAACACGATTTAAAACACAGCAATTGCCCATTTCGCTATTTGATAAACCGTTTATGAGTTTATTAAATTTCCACCAATCCATATCTTCGCTTGTTAAATCTATTCCAAAATCACTCATAAAACTTGCCTCGATATAGTCCATATCTTCCACATAGTCCATATCTTGTTTTTCATTATTTTCAATATCATATTCTTTACCACATAAAAGGTATTTTTGAGCCAATTGTAGCAACTTTTCATAATCGTCTGGGTTATTTATACCTTCATCTCCAAAAAGTTTGTATATGATAGCTAAACCACGTTCTAAATCGGTTATATTTTTATCTTCTGCAATTGTGTTGCATTCTATTGCCGTTCTAAAACTAGTATTAATTTTATATTTTTTATCATTTATTTTAACAAATTGTGGACAATTCATTATTCTAACACATCATTTTCTATTTTGTTTTTATATTTTTCTTTAACTTTTTCAGTAATATTTTTCATAGATATTTTTAATTGTGGATATATTTGATTAGAAATTATCTCGCTTATTTCGTTTAAAGTTCCCCATTCAAATTTACGCCCATAAAGTAATTTTTCAACGCCATTTTCTCCTAAAAACATATCAAACGCTTTTCTTTGGTCGTTATAATATTTTTTGATAGCTTCATATTTTAATTTTTCATTATTACTCATTAAGCTATTTTTCTTTTTGGAATCTTGTCTTTTGTCTATAACAGTCATTTCATTTTTTATCCATTGTTGATTTTTCAAGATTTTATTATAAATCCTATCAAGCCTATCTATTAATTCAATATCTTCTAAGTCAAAGTCTAAATGTTCTTCAGTTTTTTTGCCGTCTTTGGTATAAACATAAAACCTTTTAATATCTTCACTATTGTTTAAAACAATTTTTAATTCTTCCATATTCATTTCCTTTCAAATAAAAATAAGGGTGAGGGTTATCCCCTCAACCCTTAAAGGTTATAAACTAGCTGTTGGTGTAAATGTAGGAACGCCGTCAGCAAATGTAACTGTTCCCTCAGTTGTATCTCCATCAAAATATAAATCGTATTCAATTTCACTTCCAGAATAATTAGTAATAACAATTAAACCATCAGTCATTTTTGCTGGGTATGTGCTATTTGATTCATTCCAACTATCAACTTCAAGAATATGTGTTTTATAGTTTAATTTATCTCTAGCATCGTTAACAAACTCAAATACTGGCTCGCCTTTATAAGTACGTTTTGTAATACTCATTTGTTTTTCGTTACCGGTATGATCAGTTCTAGCATTATCTTCAATTATATATCTGATTCTGTCTGTTTGAGCACCATAATCAATTCCAGCTTCTTCAACACCCCATCCTTCAAGTTTCCATGTTCTACTATTTCCACTTGGAGTTGTATCTAAGAAAGTTTTAAATTGACTTCTTTTTATTCTTTCTAGCTCTTCAAAGTTCATGCTTTTCCTCCTCCTCTTTTAATTTTCGTTCTATTAAAACTAAATCTTTATATTCAAGAGGCTCTATAAAGCCTTGTTCATTAAGTTTTTTTATAACATTTATGTCTTTAGTATTTATTTCATCACCAGCAACATAGTTTCCTATACTGCTTGAAAAATCTTTTTTTGCTATTATTTTTTTCATAGGCTTTAATCCTCCTTTACATTATTTTCTAAATAAGTAATTTCAATTTGAATATCAAACTCGGCTGTTACACCATCTGTACTATTCATAGTACCTGGGTTTAAAGTTCGTATACTCTCGATATTCCCTATATCGGGCAAATCGCCTTTTTCATTATTAGATTTTATTATACTTTCAAATATTTCAAAAAAACCAACATTTTTTAAATTGTTTATAACTTTTTGTGAATATGGAAAACGTCCTCTAAAAGAAAATACGTCACGGTGTTTTTCAACATCTATTATCCAGCTTTCAACTTCTTTTTCCACAGGCATTTTGTCAAGTGAGTAATTATTTATATCGTTGCTTAACATATCAGCATTTATTTGATATTTTTTATTATCAACAATTTTATTTACAACGCCAAACAAGTATGTTCTTAATTTTGTTATTCTTAAATCTTCATATTCTATCATCTAGCACCTCTATCAATATAATTTTGAACTTTAGCAATTAAACTGTCAAATTCCGCAGTAACCATTTTTTTATCCCAGTGTGATCCACGTCCTCCAGTATGATTTAATGACTTTTCAGTAGCGTGTTTTTTCTTTCCTTTATCACTCCAAAAACCATATGTAGGACTATAATAAGCACCTTTGCCATTATCCATAACATAAAGTTTACCCTCATATTGATAATGGGCGTATGGGCTATTATAGACTATTTTTGTAGGGTCACTTAAGTCAACATTTTTTCTTAAATTACCCTCATCACTAGGAACGTACTTATCCATGTATCTATAACATTGGTTTTGAAAGTACTTTTGTACTCTTCCGTTCGGTTCTATTCCTAGTCGAGCTTTTATCACACTCGTGGGATTTAATTTAACAGGCATTTTATTTGCCTCCAATATGAATATGTTGATTTTTTCCAAAATTATTATTATTAATACTTGTTATTGTGTATGTTTCATATCCTAGTTTTAATAAATCACTAGGGTCATCTATGTCAATATCTAAAGTGCCTTGAACTATAACATCGCCAATTATAATATTTTTAATGTTTAAACCCTCATTTTTATCATAAGGAAGTCTAACATTTACATCATTGGCATTGTCATAACCTTTGTTTATCCCAGCACCTTTTCCACCAAAAAACCATACTTCTTTATAATTAAAACGTTCCCATGTTTCAACTTTGTTTTCATCATCAAAACCTTTATGATAAATAGTTAAACTACTATTGCATATCATTATTTTACTCCTACAAAAGCAATATGTTCGCCATTATAATTAACACCTACTAGCCATGTATAAATTATTTTATCTAACTCGGCTTTTTTTGATTTAACAATTTCTTGTATTTGTGCTGGTGTTATAAATGATACAGAATAGCCGTCTATACTTTCACTAGCCACATTGCCATTACTAGCAATTTTATTTAACTCCTCGGCATAGCCACCAATACTATTTATCAAATTATATTCACAAACTTTTACTTCTTGTGGTATATCATTACTATCAACATTTAAAAGTCTATTTTGTGTTTTTAGATTCACTTCTCTTCGAGCTTCAAATTCTAATAAGTTAAAAGGCGTTAGGTCTAAAGTTCCACCTAGAGCCTTATATTCTTCATAAGTCAGGTATTGTCCTTTAAATTCCATAAACGCCCTCCTTTAATTATAAACTTATCACAGATCCGTTATAAATTATTAAATCTGGTGTAACTGCTTTAGTTCCTTTATAAGCAAATAGTCCAAATGCAGTAGCATCTGATAATTGTACTTTTTCAGGGTTGTAAATTGAAGTCATAATTGGCTGTGCAACTGCACCATCAACCATAACTAAATAATTAATTCCTTGTGGTAAAAATACGCTTGAATAAACATTTACATTGTTAAATGTTCCTTGTTCATAGTTAGCAACCATACCTAAATTATTTGAATTAGAAATAGAGTTGATTTTATTTCTTAATTTTCCATAGTAAGCAGGTGACATAACTATTTCAATCATATTTCTTGGTACACCTTGTACAAAATCATTTTTAGTAGTTTCAACTGTTTGGATTGCTTCTTCTATTTCGTCCTCGATAGCTGTTGCACTTTCACTTGCAGTAAATGAAGTTCCTTGATTTACAGCTTCAGCAAAGAATTTAGTATCTAATTCAACTGCTAAAGCGTTTTGATGGTTTCTAGTTCTTCTTTCAATTAAACCACCTACACCGTAAGTTTTAAGGTCTTTCTCTTCAACTTCTTCGATGTATTCAGTATTATCATTAATAGCAATTACAACTGGTTCAGCTTTAATATAATCACCTTTACCATTTGTTCTTGCAGTTCCGTAAGCTTTTCCACTTGCGTTTACAAATCTTTTTGCTTCTACTGTTCCAGAAGTAGGGTCACCAGATAAATCTTGGTTTTTTAATCTTGACGCTAAAGTAATATGTTGGATATTTTCAATAACCTTTCCATATTCTTCAGCAAGTTTGTCTTTTCCTGTTGTTCTTAAGTCAATAGATAATGAATCTATTCTTGCCATAATAAATCATTCCTTTCTTTACCACATTATTGGCATTTCTTTTACGTTATTGTCTTGTTCACTATCTCCCATACCTTCCATGTCTTTAAATTGATTATCGCTGGCAAATATATCAGTTTTATCCTTTGTTAACTCATTGAATAAATCTTGAATACCCTTGCCTTTGTTTTCTGGCTTGTTTAAACCATTTTTAATATCATTTAAAAGTCCATTTCTTGCATATTCGCTAGTAAACTTTTTGCCTTCAAATAAAGCATTGATATTATTAGTCAATATCTTATCTTCTTCTTCGGCTTTCTGTTTTGCTTCTTGTTCTTTGATAGAGGTTTGCAACTCCTCATATTTCAATTTCCAATCGGCATTGTCTTTAGAACTTTCATTAAACTCATTGATTTTAGTTTCATAAGTAGCAACTTTATTTTCTAGTTCTTCTTTACTAGATTTCAAAGTTTCTATTTCCTTATCTTTCTTTGTGATAGCCTTGCCATACAAAGCCATAACCTTATCAATTTGTTCGCTTTCTAAAAAGTCTAAATTTTCTCTTTTCATAATTTCCTCCTACATTTCTTTTACGTGTGATGAACACGCCAGATTAAATTAAGTAGTTCTCTCTGGAACTCTAATTAAATTATATCACGGTTTTTAAAAACTGTAAAATGACACTAAAAAAGCAAGTTATTACTTGCTTGATTTTTTCTTTTTGATTGATTTAGTTTTTTCTTCTTTTTTTTCATCTGCATCGCGTTTAACTTCTTCAATAGGTATTTTAACTTCTTCAACAACTTCCACAGCTTTATGTTCTAACAAAAAATCACATCTTGTTTTAGAACATTCAAACTCATCTCCAATGTTTCTTTTTTTCTTTTCTTCTAAATCATTAAAATCAATCAAGGCTTTTACTTTAAATTTCATTTTTTTCTCCTCCTCATAAGTACTTTTTCCTTTTTCTAATAATTTATCCCAATTATCCTCTGGTATTTTATAATTAAATGATTTTACTTTTTTTTCAAATATTTGTTTTGCAACGTCATCAACATTTGAACAGTCATATTCTAATTCAATTCTCATGTTTTCATCAATTGGCAATTCTTTTACTATTGATAATGGGGTTGTAACAATAGGAACTCCATATCCTAAAGCTTCATTTATTGTATAGCAATATGTTTCCATATCATTACTTAATTGTAACACATAATCAGCTTCCGCTATGTACGGTCTTACGTCAACTCTAGGTTTCATAATAACAACATTCGGCGAGTTTATTCTTATTTTTAAATTTGGATTTGTAAATATTTTCCACAAATAATGTCTTCCTGTTTTTTCACAATACCTATCCAACGCTTCAATTAATTTTAAAGTTCTACCACCGCCTTTTACTTTATCATCTAATCGACAAGCACTTACTAAATTTATAACTTTTTCTTTTGGTTCTAATGTCAATGGATTATAACATGGAATTGTTTTTATTTCTTTGCCTATTTTTTTTCCAAATTCATCTAATTTATTTGCAGAAAACTTTGAAACACCAACATAATTTGTCAATTTATCTTTTTTTATAGGTGGTGTATATCCTAACTCTTCATAATTTGCATGTGATATAAAATAATATTCTTTTGCTTCAACGTCATCAATCATATCGGTATTAAAATTAAAAAATGCTTTGTCACAAACAACTTTTTCCCCTTTTGTTCTTTTTTTGCATCTTACAAATTCCCTTAACCTTTTTAACTGTGAAAAATCTGCACTATCATAAAATACTGTAATATCCCAATCTTTATACTTTTTTGCTATTTCATATAAAAATTGTTCTGTACCTCCAATCTTACTTATTACTCTAAAATAAAATATATTTTTCATTAGATCACCTTAATAAAATTATACCACAAAAAAATAAGAGTACAAAATGTACCCTTATTAAGTTCACCTTTTGAGGTGACGCCCAATGAGATTCGTTTGCTCTTCAAAAGAGCAACTTAATTATAACACATTTAAAATTAGTTTACAAGCCACACATACTCTGCTTCTCTATCTTTTGTTGTTTGCTTGTTCTTTATAAGTAGCCCATCTGCAATTAGATGGCTCATAATTACCATTTACATTTATTCTATCTATTGTCAATTCTTCTTTATATCCATTATTAATTGCCCAATTATAAAATGACAAATAATTTTCTTTCCACTCATTACACATTTTTATTCCACGACCACCATAATATTTATAATCCTTTGAATTAATATTATAACATCTTGATTTTATTCTTTTCCACCTTTTATATAGTTTTGTTCTTGACAAACCATGTGTTTTATATCTATTAAAATTTTGCTTTTTATTTCTTTCTATTAATTGTTTTTTGTGAATACATCCGCAACTTTTTGTATCTCCTCTTAATAAACAATCAGAATAAATTATTTTTGTGTTTCCGCAATCACATTCACACAACCACATAGCACGATGTTTTTTTATTTCTTTAAATTCAATAACAACTAATTTGCCAAACCTTTGTCCTTTTATATTTTTGATTTTTCCCATAATAAAATACCTCCCGTAATAAAGTATTAGGGAGTGATTACGGCACTCCCTATATAAATTATACCATATTTTACATAATTTGCCAACAACATTTCATTTTTCGATTAGAACAATCAAAAGTGTCAACAATTACATTATCAATAATAGCAGTAATATGTCCATTCATTGTAGCAACAAAATGTCCTTTAGGTGCTTGTTTTGAAAATTCACCAATAGTCATATCATAATAACAAACTCTAGGGTATCTTTTATCTAAATAATCTTCTACAAAATCTACATTATTTAAAAGTACACCATATTCTCTAGATAAATTACTTAACTTTTCGTGGCATTTTTCCCAACTAATTCCTTCGGCTACGCTGACGGACCTACAAACACAATCCTCCGTAAATAATCCTTTTGGATTTGCATTATAGAAAAAGTATCTCATATTACATTTGTGCTATTCTTTGAGCAGTTTGTTTAATCATTTGCACTTCTTCTTGGCTTTGTGCTTCTTCTTTTAACATACGTGCAAAATCTTCCATGCTTCTAAGCATATATTCTAATGATTTTTTGGTATCTTCATTTGCTCCGTATCTTTCTCTACCATAACTATAATTTCCATATTCATTATACATACGGTCTAAATGTCCATAACCTCTATATTTGCTATCTCTACCTCTAGCATTATATCCTTCGTTATATTCTCCATATCCGTGATTATATTCTCCATAAGAACCATGTCCTGGACCACGTCCATTATAATCACGATAATTTTCATATCCATTATAATTCATACTATTATCCTCCTCCTTTGCTATTTTATTTATTTTTGTTAGTTTATATAAGTGGTCTAAATTATTTGTTGTCAATCCTTCTTCTAAAATTTTATTGATTGATTCCTCGGTTTTCTTTTCAAGTTTCTCGTTCATGGTTTACCTCCTTTCTTCGAGTAAACTAATTATTTTTTCGTTTTGATTTATTATTTTTTCTAAATATTCTTTGTCTTGTCTTTGTAATTCTTGCATTAAATCAGTATTATTACAATCATCAAACAATAATTGTAAACTTAATGCTTGTAAAACTAATGACAGATTATTTACAATGTTGTTATTCATTAACTTAACTTTCTGATAATAAGATTGGCATTTTTAACAGTAGGTGCGACTGTTTCAACTGCTGGTGTAACTCCACTAACTGCTGGCAAACTTCCAACTGTCAATGTTACGTTTTCACGTGGACATAATCTTATTAATTTTGTGAATGAAACATTTTGGTATTCATCGGGTGTTACAACTTCATTAACACTAGCACCAACAACTGGTGAGCCATTTTCTTTTAAACCAATTTCAATACTTCCAGCCGTTGCTCCTGTGACATTTGCATTAAAAGTAACTTCATAAACTGATGGTTGGCAACAATTACCATTTCCTAAAATTGTATATTGACTTGTTCCCTCTGTATGATTTAACCAACCACTACATGTGGCACTTCTAGTCCTTAATTCATCATTTGAAAATGTAACATCACTTGTATTTGTAGCCAAAACTAAAGGTAATTCTTGAGTACTTTGTATCATTTTTTATCTTTCTCCTTTCTAAATAAAAAAGAACAGGCACTTGCCTATTCTTCCGTTAAACGCTATTAAATAGCGTTAAATTAGCAAGTTCTCGTATTCGAGTTAGTTGTATTCAACTCATGCTATATAAATTGACTTGTGGTATTGTAACCACATCCACATCCATTATTTTGTGGACATGTAAATATAGGTGTTCTACCATATACTGGTGTACTTGGTACAGGGCAGTTAGAAAGTCTGTTGTAAAGTGCGTCAACTTCATTAGCAAAACCTTGTGAGATAAACGCATTTTGAGCTGTCTGACTGGCTCTTAAGTCTGCCATAGATATTTCTCTTTGTAAATCTGAGATTTTATCGTTTTTAGCTTCTAATTGAGCCTTAACACCATCTAACTCTAACTGACAAAGCTTATCTAATATAGCTTGTGTATTTGATGTTGCGTTTGTAATAATATCTCTTGTATTATTAGCGTCAGCAAATCTTGTGGCATTGCCTTCGTTTTGAACTATGTTTTGAGTTTGACAAGTGGCAAGCCTATTTTCACAACAACAGTCTGCTAACTGGCTTGATAAATTTGTTAAGCCTCCTGTAATAGCTGTTTGAGAAGCAAAAGCTTGTTGCATATTGGCTATTTGTCTAGCATTGTTAGAAACTTCTGCGTTTGCAAAACCTCCATTTATAGCACCAACAATATCACTTGTTGAGTTGCAAACTTGATTACTTAATGAGTAAATACCACTATTTACAGTGTCTAGCTGATTTGATAGATGTAAGGTATCAAAGCCATTATTGGTGTTTTGCATGATTTCTTTTTGACCGTTGCTTAACCAGGCATAGCCATTGTCAAAACCATTACCACCAAAACCAAAGCCTCCATTACCCCAGCCACCATTACCAAATAATAGTGCGAAAAGTAAAATTGCCCAGATTCCGTCACCACCTAGAAAACCGCCGTTACCACCAAAACCTCCGTTATACATTGGATAAACTGGATAAGCATAACCATTGTTTCCGTTTGTAGTAGCTAATTCTACTGTTGGTTGGATTCCACTTCCGTTCATAATTTCACCACCATTCTATTTAAAAATTTAAGTTGCTAGTAAACTTATTGAGAAGTACATATAACTAGCATAAATACCCCTCAATAAGGCTATTAGCCTTGTTTTTGAGTATTTTGTTGTTTATTTTGTGGTTGTAGTCCACCCATCATACTATCCCATTGTTGTCTTAATTGTGGATTGAAACCGTTTACTGTTTGATTTAAAAGTTCTTCGGGATTATTGTTTTTTCTTGCTTGTTGATACTCTTGATACGCCTGTGGACTTACTCTTTTGAGTTGCCCCTCCAGCTGTGTCATCACTTGTTGTGGTATCTGTTGGAACTTCTGTTGTAACATCATTTGCATTAACCCTTTCATTTGCAATCATTCCTTTCAATTCGCTTATTTGTGACATTAATAATTCAATCTGTAAGTCTTTTTCGTCTTTAGGTATAATTTCATTTAATTCATATGTCTTAATCTCGCCTTTTGTATTTTTAATCCATACAACACTCATATCTTTACTAAAATAAGGTGTATCACCAATAACCATGTCACGTTGTACTTCTTCCATAGAACTTGCGTATTTAATCACATCGTGGTTTTGTGGTGCAAGTTGAAAATTTTGTGTCAAATTAGTAGGTTGTTGTGGTTGATTATTCTGCGGTATTTGTGATTTTAATCTTTCTAATTCGTTTATCTGAGCGTTTATCTTATCCACCGTGTTTTGTGGATTATAGCCCATCATATAAGGATTATTTCCATACATTTTAATCACTCCTTAAAACGTGAAAAAAAGGAAAAACGTTAAATTGTGTTTTACTACGATTTAAGTCTTTCCCTCCCTTCGATAACATTATCTCATCGTTTAGGTGTTTAAAAACGACTTCTTAAAGCCACAAAAACGCCACAAAAAAACAGAGTTATAAAACTCTGATTATTTTCTTTTTAAGTTCCTTTATTCGTCTATTTACTGTTCTTTCGCTCATATTAAGTTCCATAGACATTTTTGTTATAGAATAACCTTTTATTTTCATTTCGAATATTTTTATAAGTTCATCATTTAACATTGCCCTTTTACATATATTTTCAAATTCTTCTTTTGTAAAATCAAAATTCATAGCAATATTTATTTCTTTTTGCCACGTTTAGAGGTAAAAGCTCCGCAGGTGGGACAATGCTTTGGTTTTGTTTTTGATTTTCTATAAGTTGTTTTAGTTTTCCTTACTGTCTGCTTTGCCATTGTTTATATCACCATCATTTCCGATATAGTTATTATATCCATTATCATTATTTTGTTTTACTTCAGTAGTTTCTACTGTTCCAATATCATTCAATAAATAAACTGTGTATATACTCACCCCAACTAAAGCAATAAATGTGATTATCCAGATTATAAACATACGCTTGTTAGCTTTACGCTGGTCTTGTAACAATTCAAGTGCAAAGCTCTTTTCTTTTACTTCTTCAACTTCCTTTTTTATCTCCATGATTTCATCCCTCATTTTTACTAGCTCCCTTTATGGTACTGCAAAACGTGTTTTTCTATTTCTTCATTAACAACCATTTTTATTTCTGTTTCTTGATTATCTAATTTTTCTAAAATTTTATCAACTTTTCTTGTTAACTCGTTTAGTCTATATTCAATCAAACGTTGTTCAGAGGCTTCTTCTTTTGTTTCGTTAACCGCCTTGTCTTTTCTTGCTAAAACAAAACTCGATACTGCTATAACACATCCCACAACACTAATAGCTAGAGTCATTTTCATAAGCAAACCCCCTCTCTTTAGTTGTCTTTCATTATGATTATAACACCGTTTTATTAAATTGACAAACGCCTATTTTTTCTTTTTCATTTCGTGTTCTAGTTTGTATTTAAACTCCTCTTGCTTATTTCTAAAAACCATTTTACCACACCAACCACATATTTTATGTGATAAAAATACAGGCATAAAATGTGAATGTCCACATTTACACTTTACACGGTTGTCTGTGTACATTCTTAGCCTTTTCGTATCACTAGCATAACTCATAATCAGTCCTCCTTTTTATTCTATTTCGTTTTTAAATCTATCTTCTATTTCTTTCCATTCTTCTTTTGTAATAATACCTCTATCAGCCTTTTCTTGTAAATTGTAATAACATTGTTTTAAGTATTTATCGTTGTGTTCTAGATAATTTTCTTTAGTATACTCATTATTACAAAAATTGCAAATTTCATCTATATAATTATATTTAAACTTTATTTTTCTTTTATCAAGTCCGTATACCACTTTTGCAACGTAATTATTAAAATATCCTTTATCATAATCTTTCACATAACTAACAAGCCTATGTTTTAATGTCCCTTTCTCCCATTGTCTTTTAATAGCAATACACTCTCTCCATTGAGCCACTAACATTTTGTTTGGTAGCACTGGTATCATTTTATAGTGCCATAATCTCATTCCTATCAACTCCTTTCAATTATAAATATACTACCATTTTACTATTATGTCAATATCTTTTTAATATTTTTAATAAAAAAGAACTATTTTGTTAAAATTCTAGTTCTTTCTAATTTTGTTTTTAAACCACTAACACGTGATAAATCATGGTATTTTGTAAATAATTTATTTATACGTTCGTTTGTTTTATTTATTTCATTTTGTAATTTTACTTTTGTTTCATCATCTTTTGTATTATTCAAAGCAGATTTTAAACCAATATTTTGTTCCCTGTTTTGCCTTATTTCAAGTTCTAGTCTACGTTGCAACTGTGAACCTTCATATAAAGTATAATGATTTCCGTCAAAGTCAAAACCTTTTTCGTTTTCAGAATTTATTTTATCAAGTTCTTCCTGTGTGTATCTTGGTTCGTCCACACCCAGTACTATTTGAAACGCCATGTGGTAGCAATTAAGCTCTCCTATTGGCCTAATTTTATCTTCACTAGTCCTTTTATATGTTTTACCATTAATGTCGCTAAAAACCCCGTAAAAATCAAAATCTTGGAGTTTAGAATAATTGTCGTTATCAAATATATGACCAGCAATATCTACGTGGTCTGGTGCAGGCAATGAATGTGTAGTTATTTCTACACCGTCAGCTCCAAATTGACTTCCCATTAATTCCTGTTGTGCTTCAAATAAATAACTTAAACCGTCTTGTAAATTCATGCGCAAGGCACTATCAATACGCCTATGATACCCTGTTTCGTATTCAATAGACTGTACACCATTTTTGCCAATTGTTTTTAATTGATCGGTTAGTGATTGTTGAAATGTTTGTTTACCTGTTGCCACGTTATTTATAGCGTCATCAATTATATTAGAATAAGCTTCTTGTAAAGTCTTTGTTATTTTATTTTTTCTACTGTCTAAAAACGTCAACCCTGTTGTCCTTGCTATATTTCTATATTGATTTATTGTTGATGTTGCTATTTGATTTACAAGTGCCTTTAATGGCTCGTTCTGTTCGTAAGGTATAAAATCAACATTCTTCGCTTCATAATATTTTTTACTAAAACCTAAATTAGTTTTTGCCTCGTGTTCTAACATCTTATAAATTTCTATTTCATTAAGTCTTGACGTTTCTGCTATCGTTTTTACTATTTTTTGTAGGCTCTCGCCGTATTTTAACTGCTGACCGATTAAATATACCTCTGAGGGCGTTAACTCGCCTATTTGCCCCAAAATACGCCCAATTTCACGTAATATTTTTTCGTTTGATTTTTCTTGCCTACGAACTAGGCGTTCTATAAGTGCGTTTGTTTCAGCTTCATTCATAATAACCACCTTTTATTAAATTATACCATGAAAAAAGAGATTGTTAAAATCTCTTATAATGACGTGTCCCACACATTCTTTAAAGCCTCTACATCTAAATACATTTGCTCGTTTCCGTCTTCGTATGTTGTTGTTATGTTAGTTACTCCGTTGCATGAGTGTGCGTTGTTATAGATGTTGTTTAGTTGATTTATTAGAGTTGTATCGGTTATTGGAATGTCGATGTATTGTGTTAGTGGGTAATAAATTGTTAAATTATTATTTGAGAATATTGTTTTTGCCTCATCATATGAATTTGCAAAATTTCTAGATATGCTTATTCTTATTCTGCTCGCAGAGGTTGTGCCATTTAATCCAGAATTATTCGTAATTGTAGATTGAAGCATATTACATCTTGAAAGATTTCCTAATGCTTGACCACCTAAATTAGGAGCAATGTTTAAAATTGGTGTTATAAATTGAACAGCCACTTCACTTATACCATTTGCTGATAAATCATTATTATAAACATACTTACCAATATATTCACGTTTATACCACATACCAACTTGTCCGTATGGAAAGTATGGTTTTACTTCTGAGCCTTCTGTTATTTGAATACTGTCTAATATTTCTTGTTCTGTTAGTGTGTCTGCTGTTGACAAATAATAGAACACTACTAAATATTGAGCATTTGAGCTTGTTGTTATTGTTATATCTGTTCCTGTATTATTGGCAGTTCTATTATTTACAGTCACACCGTTTGCTGGTGTTTCATTTGTATCACCAATTATAAATCTTTGACTTGCTATTTTTGAAACTGTGTAAGTAGTATTAGGTTTACATTCATAATATAGTGTTTTTGCACCGTTAGCTATTCCAATAGTCGTACTTCCTATATAATTATTATTTAATATATTTGCATTATTCTTATCAAACAAATTATAACTAACATCACTACTACCTTTTATTTGGTCACGTATTGTTCCGTCTGGTGATGAGTTTAGTTCTATACTGCCTAGTGATAATTGATAGTTCTGTTCTTCATGAGGTATATAAGGAGTTGCTGTTGAACCTTGTTCTAGTTGTAATTTAAACACATAATTATTTAATGTTATGTTTTCATTTAGACGTAAACGTAATACAACACTGGTTGTTTCAGATAACGTAAATGTGTTGCTTAAACTATTTGAATTAGTATCATATACTTGTAAAGTTCCATAATTACTTAAGTTTTCACAGCCTGCGGTGTAAGTTCCTGCTTTTAAAGTTACATAAACATTATTAGTAACAGCACTTGCGATAGATGTTGATGTCGCTGTTGCCGTTGATGTTCCATTTGCTGTTATCGAACCATCTTGATTATATGTAAATGTTATACCGCTATTAGTATTTGAATAGTTTATATTTCCCCACAAGTTCTTTCCTATTAATACTATTTCATTTTCCCCAGTAACACTCTTTACTGGAATAGGTGTAGTTGGTGTGGGCTCTCCGTCTTGGCTACTAACCCCCTGTGGTAAGAACTTCATTAATCTGTAATTAAGCACGCTTTCTAATGATAAATCAGTACCTTGCCCACTTACATGAGGCATTTGTTCCGTTAGTGTTTGTAACCAACTTACATTATTGTTTGTTTCATCTAGTTGCGTTTGTGTAACTTCTCCATCTTCTCCGTTTGTTACGTCAAATGTAGTTGTAGTTCCGTCAGTAAATGTTATCGTATACGTGTCTACAAGACCTACTGTGGCTGTTTTTTGAATAGATAGTATTCCATTACCTGTTGCTCCTGTTTCACCTCGTGGACCTGGTATTCCTTGTGGTCCTTGTGGTCCTTGAATACCTTGTGGTCCTTGTTCTCCTTGAATACCAGTAGCACCACTAAAGTCTGTTATGAATATCCATGCTTCTTCTCCACGTGTGTATAGTTTAGCGTTGTCTTCCGTTTCAACAGAGTTAGCTATCATTACGTAGTCTCCGACTTGCATATTGTTAAAGTCTGCGTCCATTTCTGCTACGCTAGAATAAGTTTTCTTGATTGTGAAAGCTTCTCCTTGAACCCCCTGAGGTCCTTGTGGTCCCTCTAAATCTACATAAGTATAACTTTGTTCATTATCTGTCTTTATTCCTAAGCTAGTACCTTCCCATTTAAATTGTAGGCTTGTACCGTCAGATAATGTTACTGTCTTTGTGCTTGCGTCTTTTTTAGTTAGTGTAACAGTTGCAACTTTACCCTGCTTGTCTACATCTAAATCCAAATTATTTGTTTCAATAATTGCTTCGTTAACATCATCAATCGCTTGGTCAATCTCATCAAGTTTATCATTTACTTCATTTAATCCATCATTTAAAGCCTGTTCATATTGTTCCATTTCACTTGGTGTAATAGGTTCGCTATTCTCGGCATTATCTTTTAAACTTCCAACCCATGTGTCAAAATATGCTGGGCTTGGGTTGTATCTTTTTATTTCATTTTCGTTTTCAACCAAATAAGCAACCACACCAATTTCAACCGTGCCTTTTTTAGTCAAAACCTCGCTTGGAAAATCACACTCATCATTCACAATAATTTGTTTGTAAGTAGTACTTCCAAACGTAAAATAAGCCTCTTTTACATAATCGTTTGTTATTTCATCAGCAAACTCAAACGTACATTTACTAATATTTATCTCACGTTCGTTGACTGGGCTTTTAACTATTTCAATTTTATGTGGGTTTACTTTTAATAACATTATTCGTCACCCCCTCTAGTTCCTAGCAAGTCATCAACACTAGGGTTGCTTTCTTCTATTTCAGCAACTGCCTTTTCGCTTTGTTCCATATCTTCATCTGGTTTAATCCAGTTCCTCAATTCAGCCTTGCTAATAACATTTTTATTAACACCTGCCATTAAATGATTAAACTCGGCGTCTGGATCTTCCAACAATGAATAACTCCAGTCAAAGCCTAGTTCATATTCTCCCTGTGGTGATAAATTGTAAGCGTTTGCTAGAACATTGCAAGCATAGAAAAAGTCCTCCATACATTTTTCCAAATTAGAACGCATATCATCAACCAAAGTAAATGTATCATACATGGCACGTTTTATCTCCGTTGCTGTTGCGTTTTCTGTATTTAGCTCACTTATAATACCTGCACTTGTTCCGACTTCGTGTTCTAGTCTTTTATAAAGTTCTTGCAGTCTGTCTGCATAACTTCTAAATTGTGGGTCGAACACTTCAAATCTGCTTTCTCCGTCTGTTCCAAAGTCTATTTTTTTAAATAGTCCATGTGCTGGTAATTGATTCTTACCATTAAACATTGTCACGTCTACACCAACAAACGGACGTTTTAACTCATATTCATCAAGTAGCTGTTGCATTGTTGTTTTGATTTCATTAATAGTTGCCTCACAGCCATAAGTGATAGGTACTCCATACTTGTCATTGGCTCTACGATTATTAATTGGTGATTTTAAATAACCAAACAACACACGGTCTACGTTTGTTATTGTTTGCACTTCTTGTATGTTTGCCCAGAACTCTGGCGTTGGTATTTTATTTCCTTTGTCGTCGCTAAACTGCTGTGTTATTACCATGTTGCCGTTCTGTATCTGATAATTAGTCCATCTTAAATAAACTTTGGTGTTTATGTTTCCACTAATAACCTTTTTCTCGGCAAGTACTGTCGCACCTATTATCAAGTCGCCGTCTGTTTCATCAATTGTAACTCTGTTTTGTGCAACGATAGAATAATATATTTTTCCACCTTTTACATAAGGCACTAATATTACCCCACCATAACCAAAGCCCATTGATACAAACTTCTTGGCTTTTTTCCACATTGATTGTCCTGTCTTGTTTAACAAGTCAACCCTTGCGTTTTCTCCTGTGATATTCATGTTGCTGTCGCTAATAACATAATTAGCTAGTTTATTACTAAATATCGCATTGAAATTGATGTCGTCAATATATTCATACTGCGTTGCATATTTACTGTTGTTATCAATTTCATGTGCTGTTGTTTGAGTTTTTATTTTGAAAATATTATTCAAAATATATTGTATTATACTCTTAAACATTCTTATTGACCTCTTTTCTTCCAAATATTATTTAAAGCATAGCGTATTGAATCTATGCAATGGTTGTCGGCGTCCACATAACCGCTTATGTAATTGCCGTCTTTATCTTGCTGATATTCATACGTACTAAATTCCTGTGCTGACACAGGACACCTCTTAGGGTCTATAACTATCTTGGCAAGCGATGACAACCACTTCATAGAGTAGTCAACACTTCCAGCACCTTTTTCAGCACCTCTCATCATAGCTCCCCACATTCTAAAGTCGCCGATTGACTTTGGCTCGGAACTATCAGCAATTATTATGTCATCTTCTGTAACCCCCTTTTCCGTTTTTAAGTGTTCCCAAACGTCTGCGTTACTCATACGATTGACAACAAACTCATCAAATATATAAAGCGTCCTTTGTGACGGATTATAACAGCACTTAGTCCATGATAGAGGGTCTGGAAAGTATCCAAAGTCCAAACCTTGATATATATAATCGAACGTGTTTATTTCATTATCTGTTATCTCTCTAAGTTCTACGTTTTCAAATACATTGCCACCTACACCAGTCATTAAGCCTAAGTATTCATTTTCGTATAACTTTTCGTTAACGCCTTTTAAAAACTCGGCTTCATCAATAAAGGCTTGCCCTAGCCATTTTTTTGGCACTGTTCTATAATCTGATAAATGAACAAGTCGGCTGTCCTTTGGTATTATTTTTTCCATGTTTACGAAGTGTTGCGAACTAGCTGGCGTATTGTATGAATAGAACTGTATAAAGTCATCACCACCACGAATAAGTGATTGATTTATCTTACGTACTTCCATCATACCAGCAAACTGATCAAACTCTTCGTACCATGTAATACCAACGTACATGTCTTTTGGCGTCTTTAATGATTTAATTTTTCCATAGTCATCAGCACCACGGAAATATATCTTTTGCCCTGTCGATATTTTAGTTATCTCGAGTGGTGACTTGGTAAGTTTATAATCGTTCTTAATATGTGGGTAGACCTCGCTAAGTGTGTCGATAGCCCACTCTATCTGTGAGTACACGCTGTCTTTTAACGTGTCTTTAACTTTACGCAATACCACACAACACATTTTAGGATTGTTTTCTAAAAGAACGATAAGCACCTCGCTTATGAATGATGACTTGGTAGATCCACGCCCACCCTCTAAATAAAACTCACGATAGTCCCTGTCCATAATAGCACGGTAAACGTCCACAAACTGACTTGCCGTGTCTTTGGCTGGAAGTTCTACAAAGATGTTTTTTTCGTCATCTTTTGCCTCTTTTTTTTCCATTAAATCCTGTATTATTTCATAGTTTTTACTGTACCCTTGTCTTGCCCCTTTGATAAGCCCTAGCGTTGCAAGTTCTCTGTTTGTTAAGCCACCTTCGTTGTCTTTTGTAGGCACGTCATCAAGCATTTTTTCAAGCACGGAAATCATAGTGGCTTTTTTTCTTTTTGCTTCAGTAGAAGCCTTTTGCCCTTTTTTAGCTATTTCTTTTCGCTCTCGTTCTGTTCTCGTTGCTAAGTTAACCAAATTTTGCTCGTTTGCCACTATATCACCCACTTTTCTAGCGTTTTTTACATATAAAAGTATAACATTAAAACGCCAAATTGTCTATTTGTGACGTTTAACCATGTCTTTGAGTGTTGAATAGTACTCAAAATGGTTCATGAAGTTCCATATTTTGTCTTTCTTCCAGTACTCGAAGTTTAATGAATAAAAGGCGTTGCGTGTTTTACGCATGAATAAAACCTTTTTGTGTAAGTCAAAATATGAAAAAGACGTCAAAAGACCCTCGTAAGTTTCTCTTAACGTTCATAAATTATCGACTACCTCGGCAAATGACCAACTTGGATTAATGTCTAGCCCCATGATACCCCTCCAGTTTACAATTAAATTGTAACATATTTTTAGAAAAAATACAATAAAAAAAGATTGGATTCACACCAATCGTATCCCCAGACTATAACCACCATCCTTGTTGATAGCCGACACTATACGTTATAATCCGTGTAGAATGCTTTTCAGCACCTGTTTTGGAGATAGCAGAATGAAAAGTATAGTTGGAAGTGTACTTTTGTAAAATAAGGAGTTAGGCGCTATCTCCACGTTAGTTAAGAATAGAGGTATACAGTGTGTTGTCCTCTTCCTATGAAATGGCGTAAGTCTATTTGGCTTACAATTAAATTATAACATAAGTTGGTGATTAAATCAAATTAGTTGTTTTCCTCTAATTCTTTCATTTTGTTTAAAATGTGTTCAATAGCACTTCTTATAGCCATTTTTTCTCGGTTATTTAATACAGTTGGCTTTTTAGTATCTAATATCATCTCATTTAATAATTTCTTTAACTCTTCCCAATTATTTTTATTTTGGTCTAGTTCTTGTTGTTGATTTTTAAAGTTTTGTATAAATTGTTCTGCATTGCTAATAAACCATTGGCAATTTTCATATACTCTTAATAACTTTTCATAGTTTTCTTGGTCAAAATATTTATATTCAATAGAATTTACCGTTATAGGCTCTTTTATAACTTTTAATGCTTCTTGTATTTCTTCTTCATTCACTATTCATCACCACCTAAATTATCTGGTAATTTATTAAAAAATAATCCTATGCCAAATAATAGCATTTTCTCACAATTCCATTTGCCAGGACAATTTTTTATTTTTGCCATTTCATTAGCACTAATCCTAAATATTTTCTCGTCATTTCCATTAACTTCAAAACCCCAAATTTCATGTGTATCACCATATTTATCTTCTTCAAAATCATATTCATAACCATAATAAAAACCATAGTTAGTTGTTGTTAATACTGCATAATCATCATTTATTGATATATCTATCATTTATTCATCACCACCTTTAAGAATATTTAATAAAAATTCTATTTCATTTGCTAAATCATGCTGATATGTTTCGTGCAAATATTCAATATCAAATCTTTTTAAATTTTCAACGGCTTTTTCGTTTCTGTTATGTTCTACCATAAATGCTTTCATTAATCTGTCTGCTTGTAATGTTTCCTTTAATTTTTCAATTTCATTTTGTAAATTAGTTATGTGATTTTCTAACTTTTTTAAATCTCTTTCATAATATACACTTTGCTGATAATGTTCTTCATAATAATCATCACTTTTTAATTTATAAAATATTTCCTTTATTTCTTCAGTCATTATTTCCACCTAAAGCTCTTTGTTTCCATTCATCTTTATCATTTGTATTAGCACTTTCACATACTCTCCAAATAACATAATTAATTGTTTTTGTATATGGTGAAGTTCCTAAACCCCACTCAATATAACATCTTGCTACATCTTCATTTGTAATTCCTCCACCTTTTTCATCGCTTTCCCATCTTTCTTTAAATTCTTCCTTAGTCATCTTTATTCCTCCACCTAATCATTAAAATCATTTTTAACATATTCTATAGCTTTTTGATGTCCTTCTCTTGCTTCATCTTCAGTAGAATATCTTTTACAATACAAATCATGAAAATCAATATTATTACCATCTTTTTTAAATATCATTGTTTCATAATACAACGGAGCACCTATACCAAGACTATGATCTAATCCTAAATCAACGGTAGATACTACATAACCATTTATTTCGGTTTTTAAATCAAATCTTGTTTCCCAGTTAAAATCTTCTCTAAAACCATATTTATTTGTTTTGTTATCCATATAATCTACCTCCTAAATAACTTAATCATCAAACGGCATATTAAAATCAGGTTTAACAACTAATGTACCATTTTCAAAATAAATATTTGCATTACACCAGCCACCGTCTTCATATTTAATAATAATCGGTATATGATGCTTTAAATATTCAATCATTTCTTCTGTTTTCATATCTTAATCCTCAAAACTTTCTAAATGAATAACATCTTCCAAAGAAATAATTTGTATGCTTTTTAATTCATGTGGTAAGCCTATTTCATCGTCATAATATATCTTTCCATTTTTAATATAAAATTTTGTATAATTATGAACAAATGATTTACCCTCTAATTCTTCTTTATCATCAATTAATTTTATTAATAATTCAATTATTGTCATATTATCCCTCACATTCTAATCGTCTATAATTTTATTTTTATAACCTTTTCAATCTTAACTTCATCTGTACTTGTATATTCTTCAAGTAGTTTTTTTAATTCTTTTAAATCTTCTATCTCGGCAGATGTTTCTTTATCATTGCCTTTGATTTCTATTTTATAAGCCATTATTTCAACTCCTCAATGTTTATGCAACTATAATTTTCACTATCCATGACATTTTTAATTTTAATAAACACATCTATCATTGATCCTATTATTGTAAGTATTCTTTTACTACCTCCAAACAGTTCATCTTGATACAACGTAACTTTCCAGCTTCTAACGTCATAATTATAATTCTCCATATTTTACCCCTTTCATGTACTAGTTTACTATTATTGTACTACTTTGTCAATACTTTTTTTATTTAATAGTTGTAAAATTTTCTCACCCATTTTTTTGCGTGGACAAATAATAAACTTAACACCATATTTTTTGGCCATTGTCTGCATAATTTTTAATAAAGTAAATCCTTTTACTTTTGTATGTGGCGAACTCCAGTTTTTAATATCTTCCACAGTTTTTATCTTTGAATCACTAATCAAAAATATAAACTCTTTGCAACCGTCTTCTTTACTCCTTTGGATTTCTCTTTTAATCCTTTCGTGTTCAGATGTGTGGCAAAGGTTACCTGCTAATTCTAAAAGTGAATTTTTTCTGTCAATAACTACATTATTATTTTTATAAAACATATAATCTCCATAATCTAGTTTTGAAACGATATAATCTTGCCCGATTTTGTCAAAATACTTAAGTATAGCCTTGTGACCTTTTTCTCGAGTGTCAACAATAATTAAATTATTCATAATTACTCCTACTCGTCACAACTAATTTTTTACTAAATTTCAATTTTGCACACCTCTTTTTAAATAAATAATAACTTTCATAATTCTCACACCACGATTTTTGTGTGGACTTGTCATAAATGTTTATAAAATACATATTATTCCTCCTTATATAATTCATCAGCTAATTTATAAGTTCTTTCACATTCTTGTTTAAATTCATTAATTGTAATATTTTTTACATATAAATCGTTTGCAAATTGATAAATCCTATCAATAATATATCTTTCTTTTTTCTTTTCGTTGTATAGGTCTATTAATTGTTCTTGATATTGACTAAATCTGCTAGGTGCTGGCTCTACATCTAACAATTGTTCTATATACATCATAATTGTATAATTGTTTTTTGTAGTACTTGCCATTAAATTAACATCAAAATTACCAAACTTTTTATAAAATGATTGCATAAATTTCCAAAATCTTTTTGTTTTAACAAAATGCTTATCTTCTAATTTTATCTCTTTCATTAATTCAGGCCTTTGTAATAAACATGACATTATTACATATTCTAAATCATAATATTTTTGCATTTTATCACCTCCATTTATATAGTTTTTCATATTATATATATAAAAAACTAACATAAAATAACATAAAAATAACATATAATATATATAATAATTCTTTATATTTCAACAAAAACTAACAAAACTAACATAAATAACATACTATACACTATATATAGGAAACATATTTTTTTCTATTTTTATATATAAGTGTATATACCTAAAAAATGTTATTTTGTTATTTTTACCTATTTTACCCTTATTTTTCAACGTTTTTTGAAATAACATAGACGTTATTTGAATAACATTTTTAGTTATTTTAATCAAATAATTAATTTAACATAAGTGCCTTTTTTACCGTTTGCAGTAGTTCCATGAACATAACGACCTTGTGCGTTTACTATTAAAAATCCCATTTCAGCCCAATCTTTCTTTACTGTTTCAAATTCAAAACCACCTTTTTTTAATTCTCTTCTTAGAATATCAACATTTATAGTACAGTGTGATTCATATATAGAACCCCATTGTTCAGAATAATTTTGATTTTCTTCAAATCTTTTAGTATTTATATCAATAATGTTTAATATATATTCTTTTGCTTTAATACAAGTTCTAACTTCTTCTTTATCATTGATATACTCTTTTAAATCATCAATAGTAAGTAAATCATCATCTTCGTAAATACATTCATTGCCTAATTGGTTAGCAAGTAATATACAAGCTAAAGAGTTTGCTTGTTTATCAGTTGCTTTTGTTTTTTGCAATATTTCATTAAAAATTTTTATAAATCTTTCAAAAATTTCATCAAAACCAATTTTTTGTAAATATTTTATATAATCTTTTCCAACAAATCCATAATTATTTTTAATAACTCTTGCTATTTTTTGCCCGTTATTTACAAGCGTTCCTCTAATTTCCATATCAATAACTCTGTTATATATTTGTTCTCCAGCATTATCTGTTACCATTTTGTCATTGTTAGTAAATAAAAAATTGTTTTTCCATGTTTTAACCTCTCTAGCTTGACTGTTTTTATTTAAACGTCCTTTTTCAGTCCCATTACATAAATCCATAATCAAATTATTAAAATTAATTGTTTTAGAGTTTTTAATTATTTGTAGCTCATCAAAATAAACAGTATAATTTCTCATAAAACTTGCAACAGTAGTATAAAAATTTTGTGTACAATTGCTTGATAAAGTAAGCCCCCCCATTTCAGGATTACCCCATATTGACATTGCAGTCATGCATGATAATGTTTTGCCACTTCCACTTGCCGAACTCCAAACATTTACTATAAAAGTTGGTATATTTATTTTTTCAATTAATGGACTTGCCAGCGTTGTATCCATAATAATTCTAATTTTTTTATTTTTTCTTAATTCTTTTATAGTATCTTTCCATTTTTGATAATTTCCTTTGCTAGAAATAGCTTTATAAATGTTTTTAAAATCATCTTCTCCGTCAAATATTCCTCTTGTATCATATGGAACAAATAAATTGTCACGCCAACCTATATGAGATATGCTTTCAAGTTTGTTGATGTCATTTAAACTCATTATTGTACTAAAATAATCAATATAATATTTTACATTATTGCTGTTTACGTCTAAACCGTCATCACTCAATAATAATAATTTTTGACTGATTGATAATTGACTTTTATCAACTGTAAGCTCTTTCCATTTATTTTCTTTGTAAAATATTATTTTAACTTTTTCTTTGCCACTTTCTTTATTAACATATCTTTCAACTGGCAAAACTGGTATATTAGAAAATTTAAAGTTGCTTTTATCTGTTATTCCTTTTATGGTACATGTATAATCTCCCATATTATAATTTTCTATATCATAATTACATTTTGGCAAATTAATATCTTGTTCCATAACAAGTTTATCTTTTAAAAGTTTTTCATATTTTTTTAAACTTTCTTTAAATCTCTTTTCCATACCCATTTTTTTTGCTTGTATAAAAAGATTATCTTCTTGTTCCAAACGGTCAATTTCACTTAAGTTAAAAAGGTCTATAAAAGTTTTTTTTGAAAATAATTCTTGCTCTGTCATTATTCATTCCCCTTTTGTTACCTTTTTAAAATAATCATTCATTTCATTATAAAAAGAATTGTACTTTTTTATTAAAAATTCTATTATTAAATCAGCTTCTTTTTTTAAAATAACTTCATCATTTTTAAACATTTCTTTTTTAAAACAACTTTTATGTATAATTTTTTTTATAAAGTTTATACTATATGGGTTAAATCCTATCTTCTCTTTCAATTTTCTTTCTATATAAGTGTGTTTAGCACTAATAGGATTAACATAACTATTATATTTTGGATTATATTTTATAATATATTTATTTTCTAGTTCGTCTAATTCACTTTCTTCACATTTTAATATTTTATAGTCATCAAAATCTTTTTTATAATCTAGTAAATGTTGTTTTATTCTTTCAAAACCATTTGTTGTTTGTCCAACATAAACAATTTTTTTATCTTTTAAAAGAAAATAAACAAAAACATCTTTTTTCATTATTTTTCTCCTTTCTTAACTGGTATTAATTTCATAGTTCCATCTTCGTAAATTTCTAAATAAAAGTCACTACCATATTTATCAATAATACGTTTTGGAATAATAATTCTATTTTTTTCTTTGTCTGCGTGTTTTAAATATTTTAAAATTGGTTCCATTCTCTACCCTCCTTTACTTTGTACCCAAATTGTACCACCTTTACGGAATAAAGTCAACTAATTTTCAAACAAAAAAACAACTTTTTTTCAAAGTTGTTTTTGTATGTTTCACGTGAAACATTAATCTAAAAATGTATCGTCAATTTGTACTGTATCATCACCAAATACATTTTCTGGTTTATTGTTGTTTCTACTGTTTGTATATTCATCATATTCCATTGTTCCACCGTTTAATAATTTAACGCGTGGTATTTTAACCTCGCTTAATTTGTCTAGGCTTCTAAAGTTTTGTAATTTTGTTGATGTTCTAACACTTCCGTCATTTGCCTCGTATTCTTCAAGCCCAAACACTCCAACACATTTTAAACCGTTTAATTGTTCCCAACCTTTGTTAGTATCAAATTTAAAACCATTGTTTGATTTTTCAAGTGCTGTGATAAATCTTTTTGTATATCCTAAACTTTCTTTTTTTAATGACATATATCTTACTGAACCTGTTGGCCATTTTCTTTCTGCTAGTGGATTATTGTCATATTGTTTTTGAAAAAAACCAGCTTGTTTATCATTTCCTGCTATATCAACTTCCACTTTTAGCGAAGTGTTACCACTTTGCCCTGTATATAAACCAGCATTTTTAATAACTACTTCATGACCTCCTAGAGTAAGGCTCTCGTATTCTCCAAACTCTTTAGCCTCTGCTTCATTCCAATCTTTTAAATCAAATCCTAAATTCATTATTTTTCTTCCTCACTTTCTAAAACTTCAATATATAAAATATTGTTTTTCATCACATACATATTTTTTGATATTGGTAGATAATCTTTCTCTGCATCGCTCAATTCATCAATAAGTATTGATACAACACCTTTAAATTTATAATTATCTCCATTTGTAAACTTTATATTTATTATTGATTTATTCATTACTTCTCCTCACTTTCTTCACAATTTTCACATTCTTCACACATTTCATCTACTAATTCATTAAATTTATCTCCGTCAATTAAAGCTAAAATATCACTTTCTTCGTCTGTGTCAAATAAATATTCGTATAATTGGTTGTATCTTTCTTCATTTTTAACCAATTCTTCATATCTTTCTAAAGGTACTTCTATTTTATTTGTAATAAACATTATTTTTCCTCACTTTCTTCTAATTTTTCAGTAATTGGTTTAAATTCATAATACTCACGTATAGTTTTATCAATTTCTGCTAGGTCATTTGGTATAAACTCTTCTTCATACATTTCATCTGGTGTTTTCGCCACGCTATCTCCAGCACTTCTTGTTTGAAAAACGTGTTCTCCTTCTTTAATGACACTTCTAAATACAATGTTCAAAAGCCCTTCAATACATAAATTGTCATTAATCATCTTACCAGTTGTTTTTGGCTTTGCAATTCCATCAACAATATCTTCATGAATTGTCATATATACAATTTTTTCACCATCTAATTTCCTAATTACTTTTAATAAATCTGCATAATGTTTTGCCATTTCTGTATGCTTGTCATATCCTTTTATCATTGCTTTATCAAAATTTTCAAATTGCATAAGATAGCCAGTATCATCTAAGCATATAATTCTTTTTTTTGTTTTTTGAATAGCCTTTTCTATTTTTGTATAATCGTCACATTCTACAAATTTTAATTTTGTTTTGTTTCTAAATGGCAATTCTGATTTTGCCACTGATATAATTGCTGTTTCTTCTGGTGGTAAGTTTTTAAAACTATAACTTTTACCTGTACCAGAAGCCCCCATAATTAATACTGGAATACTTTTCATATTTTTTACCCTCCTTATTTCCAATATATCTTCCACTTCATTTTTTAAATAAGGTATATCTATGATTTCATAATTATCAATATTTTCACTAAAATATACAATAAACATCTCACTTACTTTTAAACTGGTGTATTTTTCAATTAAATATCTGTAAATTGAAAGTTGTATATAGTAGTGATGAATTGCGTCATCATTCAAATGTTGTAATGGCACTTTCATTGCTTTTTTATAAGCCTTTTTGTTATAACCAGATAAATAACTGTTTGTTTTATAATCAACTAACACAAGTTCACCTGTTAGTTTATTAATGAATAAATGATCTATTGCCGAAGCAATGTCATATTCTTCACTGCCAACTATGTATTCATCTGCTAGGTGTTCTAGTCTATCTTGATAATCAATTTTAAAGCATTTTGCTTGCACTTGAATCTTATTGACTGCATTTATATATTCTTGACTACCGTCAAATAAAAGTTCATTGTATTCATCGCCACTCCATAAACTTTGTGCGTATTCATGACAAGTACTTCCTTTTTCACAAGCAAATTGATTTTTATATTTCCATTCAGCAAGTACATCTTGCACTGTTATTGGAAGTTTTAAATCTTCAAAATAACAATCTAGTTCACTTTCATAAGCCCACGCATTTTCATCCATGCTAGGAAATAATTTTATTGCTTTTTGTGCTTCATTATATTTTTTTAAATTTTTTTCAGCAACTTTTTCGGCTATTTCTTGTTGCTTAAACTCTTGTGCGTATTGTTCTATAAAACGTGTTACAGATATTCCAACGTCCTTGCCTTTGTATTGATAATAATGTCCTTTTTCGAAAAATTTAAAATCACTAAACGCCTTATCTAACTCCTTTAAATATTCTTCCCTAGTCATTATTTACCTCTTTCAATTAAGATCATTCTAATATAAGCATTTAATGACAATCCTTTTTCTTTAGCCTCTTTTTGTAATTGTTTTTTTAAATCTTCATTAACTAAAAAATGTATATATTTCCCATTTTCTACTTTCATTTTTTTGCCCTCCTTTCAAATATTATTATACTATAAATAAAATATTTTTTCAATACTTTTTATGTATTTTTATTATGTTTTATTTTATTAAAACGCCAGCGTCTGTTATTCCAAAATTTTTGTGTGTTTTTCTTTACTTTTTAGATTGCATAATCACTTTCTAAAACCACAACATAAAACTTGTTTTCCTTTATTAATTTCATCATTTGCACCTTTTTTCTATTTCGTGATATTCTTCTTCTATTTCTTGTTTTTGCATTCTGCAAACATTTCTATCACTTTTGTAGCCATTTATTAATAATGTTTTATCATCTATTATATTTTTTAATATTATTATAATTGATATACTTAATATTAATAATAAACTTAGCAATATTATTATTTTATCTTTCATCTAATCTCTCCTCTATTTTATTTATGTGGTCTATAATTTCATACAATGTTGTTCTTATATTCTTAAAGTTTGTATTTACTTTTTCATCTTCAATTTCATATATAAAATTAAAATTGTTTTCTAATTTATCATTATCTTCTATTATTTCTATGGTGTCATTTAAGTTATCTGATGATATATTTTTAAACAAATACTCATAATCATAACCCATACCCTCATAATAATCTTTTTCAAGTACATTAAAATAATAATAATGCCCTTCACTTTTTATTTTGTCTGGTGCTTTTCCATCTTTAACTAATCCTAATAATTCATAAACTGTTATTGTTTTATTCATCTCTATCATCTACCTTTATAAACATTGCTAATATAAATCCTATAAATAATCCTAATATAAAATTAATCATCTAATCAACCTCTTTACTTTCGTTTTCCCTTTTTTATATTCAAAGTTTTTTCCACAAATTAATTTTGGTTCTTTTCCCCATTCCATTTCAAGTATATCTGCATATTCGTATTCATCTGGATCTAACCTATCCATTCCTATTTTAGCTTCATCTAGTGTATCGTATTTATCTATTAATAAGTTTCCTGCTCCCCATTTGAAAGCATATAACCAATATTGCATTATTTATCCTCCTTACAAATTATTGTGTCATAATTTTTATATGTTTTTATTTCAATAACTGAATTTTTTTGTATTAAATCAATACTATATTCATCTATAATCATTTTATCTATTTGAAAATCTGAGTTTACCCATAGTTCCATTTCTTCTAATTCTTTATCTGTATAAGTATTTAATATATGTTTTAATTTTGTTAGCATTATTTATCCTCCTTTTTATTTATTTTCAATTCTTTTTTAACCATTTCATTGTAAATATCATCAAGCTCGTCTATTAATTCATCAGTATTGTTGCTTTTTGCTAGGTTTAATAATTCAAAAAACTTTGTTTGTCTAAATTTATAAAGTCTTTCAAACATTGAACTAAGCCACCAAACAATAAGTAAAACTGCTATTGTTAAAATCAATAAAATTATCATTCTACACACCTCCTATCTCACAATCTCTAGCACAATCCCAACACAAAAGTCCTATGTTTCCTCCAACCATTTCTTCTGTATCAATCAAATCATCTTCTCTAAAAAACTCTTCACATCTATCACATTGCACCATTTCTTCTATATCTTCGCTATCACAATGTGGACAAACCAATATTGTCATTTTGTGTCTGTCTGTAAACAAATTGCCAACCTCATAAAAATCTTCGTATGTTATATTTTTTCTTTTTGGCTCGTCAAATTCATTCTTACAATTTTCACAATAATACATACTAATCAACAAACCTTTCTAAATTACCCCATTTTTTTACGATTTTAACGTTCATATAAGCGATAAAACCTCCAACTAGTGTAAATATACATTGTAGTCCAAAACTCTCAAATTCGCCCATTAAAACGCAAATTATAAGCATAGTTGCTCCAATCAATAATTCACTAACCCATTTTTTTAAAACTCTTCTTTTTTTCATTTTTCCGTTCCTCCCTTATTTCACTTATAATTATACACCTTTAAAATATAAT